GACTTGATGTCCGACTGCTCCTTGGCCTGGGACTTGGCCCGGGCCTCGGTCGACTGCTTGAAGATCAGACCGTTCCGCACCGGGTGGTAGGAGGCGTTCTGCTTGAGCCAGGCGTCGAACATCTCCTCGTCGACGTCCTCGGTCAGGCCGTAACCGCCGATGACATTGGACGAGTTGGCGCCCTTCAGGATGATCGGCTCCCCGTGGGGGACCGTCTGCTTGGTGCCGTCGTTGTTGTCGATCACGCGGTCGAGCTGGATCTTCAGCCCGAGCGGGAGCTTGTTGCCGACCACGCAGGTGTTGCGGGTCGTCTGAGTGTTCTCCGGGTCCTCGTACTCCTCGGGGGCCGGGTCAGTGATCGCCTGCGGCTGCTTGGCCATGGTGTCAGACTCCGATCATCTGCGCGTACGCGACGGGCAGGAAGATGATGGCGCCCCAGGTGCCCTGGGACTTCTTTTGCTTGAAGCTGGAGACGTCCGGGATGATCGGGTGAGCCCGCATCTTCTCGGTGAAGGCGCAGTAGCCCGTCTCCTGGCCTTCGAGCGACTTCGCGATCAGCTGCACGAGGTTGCCGGCGCCGGCCGAGTAGTACTGGGGAGCGTTCTCAAACTCGATGTTCGGGAAGTTCTTTTTCAGCAGGTCCGTCACGCTCACGTTGAAGGAGTTCGTGTTCGTGAAGTACATCGCGGCCCCCGGCGACGTCGCCAGCACCATCGGCGTGTCCTGGTCGACCAGGCCCTGGGTCTGGACGATGAGCTGCTCGAACAGCGCCTGGATGTCCGAGTAGACCTCGTTGGCGGTCGCCACCGCCCAGGTCTTGCCGCCGGCCGCCTTGGTCGCCGGCTGGATCGCCGCCGGCAAGTACGGGTCGTTGAGCAGGCCGTAGTTCTGCAGGCCGGCGACGCCGTAGAAGTAGGTGAGGTTCTGGAACTTGTTCAGCGTCAGCGCCGACGAGTAGTTCAGCTGCTGCGCCCAGTCGATCTTGGCGAGGCCTGCCTCCTCCAGCTGCTTCTCACCCCACTGGGTGATCGTCTGGTAGTGGTAGGACTGCCGCTGGGGGAACTGGACGTTGGCGTTCACGCTGCCGTTGTTGTTCCAGTCGCCGTACGTCGAGACCTCGCCGGTGGCCTCGACCATCGGGAACGTGGCCGTGCGCGTCGTCCAGTCGCCCTTCTTGGTCTCGCCGAGGATCTTGGCGGCCTTGTTGGGCGTCACCAGGACTTTGATGACCTTGGGGTCCATGTAGTTGGACAGGTAGGCCGGGATGCCAGAGTTGCTGACGGTCACGAGGCCCGGCTGGGCGTCCATCGCCAGCTGGAAGTCCTGGGCGAACTGGTCCTCCACATATCCGGTCAGCCCGGGCACATGGATGCCGAAGAGGCGCTCAAGGCGCGGGAAGTCGGGATGCATGGGGTGATGCTCTCTGTTGCTGGTCTGTTACGTGGGCGACACGGTGCTGGTCTTCATCAGCTCGCCCGCGTTCTGCACGGACCAGACGTACCACTTGGACTCGCTGGCGCCAGCGACCGTGGCGCCGGCGGCGCCGGTCGAGATGGCTCCGGTCGTGTTGTTGACGAACACCTTCTGGCCGATCGTCGAAGCGGTCGTGGTGCGCATCCAAAAGTCTCCGGTCGAGTGAAGCGTCACGCCCATGCCGGCCGGCACCAGGTTGCTGACCTCGCCGAGATAGGCGGTGATCATCGCCATGTTCGAGCCGCGGTGGACAAACCCGTTCGGGGCGCCGGTCCCCGTCGAGTTGGCGAACGTGCCGGTGGCGTCGATCCAGGCGAACTGGCCGACGAGCAGGCCGTTCGTGCCAGCGACGAGCTGGCCAGCTCCCGCCAAGAGCGACGAGCGCGGGTTGGCGCTGCAGAAGTCGCCGGCCTGAGCCGGCGCCTGCTGCAGGTTGACAGCGGTCTGAAACGGCATGGGTCAGGTGCTCCTTACTGGCGAATGTGCTTGAGGTGGTTGAGCGGTCCAAACCGCTTCGTGAACTCGTCGTTCTGGGCCGCGTCCATCGCCACGCGCTTGGTCTGGGTCGCCTTCGGGGTCGAGCCCGGCACCGGCACCATCTTCAGCATCGCCGGGTAGGCCGAGGGGTGCACGCCCTCGATGTCCACCTCCATGGCGTCCAGCGCCAGGCGGTAGACGGCGGCGGCCGAGTCCTGGGCCAGGGCGAGCTCGCCGATGTAGGGACGGACGGCCTTCTCGGCCTCGCGGATGGCGTTGAGGCGGGCGATGGTCGACGTCTCGGCGTCCTTCGCGGCCTTGTCGGCGGCGAGCTTGATCGCCTTGTCCATGGCCGGCTTCGACACCATCTCCTCCTTCTTGGCCGCGGCGGGCGGGCCTTTGCCGCCAGGCTGCAGGGCCGGATCCTCGTCCTCGGTCGGCGGGGCCGTGACCTGCGGCTTCATGGCGGCCTGCAGCGCCTCGAGGTCCTCGGGGCTCATGCCCTTGGCCTGGCAGAACTCCATGACCCGCTTGACCATGTCGCCGTCGTCATCGCCCTCGTCATCGGCGACGTCGTTGTCCGCCGGGTCGACCCCGGGGTCAGTGGCGGCGGCCGGGTCCGGAGTCTCCTCGCCGTTGGCAACCTGCGCGACGACGGTGTCGAGCTGGTCGAGCATCTCCTGCACGTCCTCGAGGTCGGCGTCCTTGGCCAGCTTGCCCTCGCACGCCTTGTCGAGCGCGACCTTCAGCCGGGCCTTGTCGGCCTGCCAGCCCTTGGCGGTCACGCCCTTGACGAGCGGCTTCAGGTTCAGGTTGGCGTCCGCCGCCAGGCGAGGGCCGAGGTACGACTGCAGCGCCCCCTGAACGGCGATCGGGAGCAGGCTCGGGCGGCGACGAGGCTTCATGTTGAACTTCCTGTTGTCGGGGGTGAACTTGGTGGGCAGAGCAGAGTCGCCGACGAAGACATCGGGCCCGGCTCGACCCTCCTCGACCAAGGCCACGTGGTTGCCGAGGATGTTGCGCATGACGCCATCGAAGGCCTTGCCCTCGAATTCGCCGGGCGTCATGTCGGCGTCGTAGCGGTAGGAAGCCGAGAGCTGCCTCACGGCGTCCGACTCGATGTCCTCGATCGTGCCGCCGTCCCACACGTCGAGGGAAGCCATCAGGTACGGCGGCTTCCACACCGGGTCTCGAACGGCTCCGCAGACCCGCTTGCGGTCGTGGTCGTCGGCCGTCTGCGGTCGGTGCAGGTCGAGCAGCGGCTTGCCCTGAAACGAAGCCGCTGCCTTCTCAAGCTCCTGGGGATCGCGCAGGAGCTGGTAGACCCGGCGAGGCTCGAGGTTCAGCCGGTTCTCGGGGTCCGGGATCTCGCTGCCATAGTACGGGCAGATCATCGCCTTCGAGATCGGCGCCACCGAGACGTGGAGGTGGCCGTCCTGATCCTTGGTGCGCGTCGTCGCCTGGCGATCAAGGGCCAGGCGGTCTTGGAGCATAAGGGGCAACAACTATTTGTCCCTTTTAGCCAGCTTCTGAGCAGCGTCGTCGCATTTTTTGAAGGCTTCAGTGAGAGAAGATGCGCGGCCGGCGACAGGCGTCGTCTGCCCGTATCTCACGCTATAGAACCCAAGATGATTGACTTGTGCAGTCACTTTGGAGCTGTATCGCCTTCCGTACATCGGGCCGTCGTGGCGATCTTCCTTCGCCCACCCTGAAGGAGCCGAAGGATATTCTGCATCCATTGCAAACCGCCCAGCCCACTTGCCCACGTCAAATCCCCTTCAGTACCAGCTTCGACACGCATCGGCAGTTGATCTCGACGCCCGGCCAAGTCCAGACGCCGTCAAGCTTCATGCCCTGCTTGACCTTGTAAAGCTTGCCCGTGGCAGCCACGTGGCTGGGGCGTGGAACTCGGCCGCCAGCCGAGTGCACCCAGATGGCCTCAGCGTCTTCGCCGGCCAGCTCGAGGTGACGCACTCGGGTGAAAGTGGCCGTCGCCTTGTTGTTTTGGTCTCGAGCGATCAGAGCTGCCCGCTCGCGGGTCAGCTCGTAGCGCTCTTGGATGGCTTTGGTCAGGTCACCGAGGCTGCGACCCTGCTGGACGGACCTCATCACGAGGCCCTGGACGTCAGCGAGGTGCTCTTGGGCGATCGACCGGATCAAGCCGACCTGCTCGCCGATGACGGCGTCGTAGGCGTCCTGCATGGTCGGCGTCAACGTGAACCGAACCTTCATGTTGGCCTGCTGCACCTGCTTGAACAGAGTGCGGTCGGCCTGCATCTTGGCAGCGTCGGCGAAGCCCTTGGCGAACTTGGGGCCTTCGGCGTTGAACCGCTTCGTCCAGCGACGGCCGAGGCGGCCGAACTCCTTGATCAACTCCTCAGCCGGCGTCTTGTCCTCTGCCAGCTCCGGAGGCGTCTCTCGGTACTGGGCAGACAGCCAGTAGATGAGAGAGTCGTTCAGTTCGCCGATCAGGCGGTCGAGGCGCCGCTGGTAGCAGGTGCGGTTGCCTTGGTTGGGCCTGACCGGCTGCAGGACGACGCGGCGGGGGATGAGTGTCAGGGGGCGATACTCATCACATCACCCACTTGATCAGACGGCCGGTGTCTTCGTCAACCACTGCCACGTTCCAGTCGGTGTCGCCGTCGGACTTCACCTTGCCGACGTAGCCGTTCCGAACGTTGGCCGGATCTTTGCTGACCTGGTCAGCGACACGCTGGGCCTCGGACCTGTTGGTGAAGTTCTTCGGAGACGCGTCCATCGCGAAGCGTCCGGCCCATTTGCCCATCAGAGCGTCTCCTTGTCTGCCAACGACTCCGACTGCTCAGGAGTCATCTCGTCCGTCTTCTTGCCCCCACCCTCCGGAGCCGTGGGCTCCTGGCCCATCGCCTCAGGGGGCGGCGGAAGCTTGTCTGCCTCGATCTGAGACCAGAGCCCCTCGTCCTCTTCGGCCAGGCGGGTGCGCTCCTCCTCAGGAGCCAGGATCCCAGCCTGGATGTAGACCTGCGCAGTGTCGGCGTTGGTCTTGCGGATCGTGGCCTGCTCGGTCTCGTTGGTCTGCCACAGCTGGTTGAACTTGAAGTCGATGTCAGGGTCGATCTCGCCCCAGAGGCTCATCTGCGCCAGCTTGATGACGAACCTGAGGTGCTCGCCAAACAGGTGGTGCTGATAGGCGTGGATCGTGTCGTAGAAGACGCGGATCTCGCCGTCAGTCGAAGCGTTCAGCCCCGAGGGCGTGACGCCAAGCAGCTTGACGAGCGGCACCTTGGCGATCGAGGCCACCTGCTCCTGAGCCTGGGCGAGCAGCGCGTCAAGGCCTCCGAGCGGGGCGCTGACGTTAGTCAGCGTCTCCATATCCTTGTCGACCAGCATCATGCCGCGGTTGTCGCGGGTGCGGTTGAACAGGTCGACTCGGTTGAAGATGTCGTTCGAAGTGCCGACGTCGGCTCCCGAGAGGCTAGACCCCATGTCGGTGCTCAACACCATCACGGAGAAGGCGTGCACCATGTCAGAGACCGACTCCCGGGTGCGAAGGAAGTGGTCCACGTACGGCTTGGCCATCTGGATGACGCTCAGGCCGCCAAACGAGTAGGCTGGCTTGAGGAAGTCGACCATCTCTCGGCCGACGAACGTCAAGAGCCTGGACCTGTGCACCTGGCGCGCCATGACGTACCACGTCATCGGCCGGTAGTAGTCCTTGCCGAGCGGGTCGCTGGCGTTGTAGGCCGCCGGGTACGTCCAGGTGGGCTCGATCACCATGAGACGCTGAAACGAGCCCTTGCGGATCTTCGCCTTGCTCATGGTGAGCAGCGTCTTCAGCTCGTCCTCGTCGTCGCTCTTCCCAAGGTCTGGGTACAGGTGCCCGCGCCCGTAGATGGCGTCGAGCTCAGCGACTCGGCGAAAGGCGTCCTTGACTTTCAGGCGGTCGAGCTCTAGATTGAGTTGGTCGACCTTGTCAGTCTTGTCCTCTTCGCCCGTGGCGAAGACCGTGATCCACTCACGGGTCATCTCCTGGGCGATGGTCTCGTAGATCTGCCGGTACTCCGGCATCTGCGAGAGCAGCGCCAAGTACGGGAAGCCGAGGAAGCCACGGACGTCGCCGTAGGTGTTGAGGCCGTAGGAGCTGAACGCGTCGCCGCCGTACAGGTAGCCGCCAGCGTCGTCCTGAGCCAGCTGCCTCTCGCCCTTGGGCAGCACCCCTGGCGGAAGCTCCGGCAGGCGAAACGGGTTTTCAACGTCCTTGGGCTTGGCCGGGCCCGCCGCCCCCATGGTGGCGAGGGAGATTTTGATCCGCTTCTCGACCTTGCGGAGGGCTTCGAGTCTGCGGATCTCGGCCTTGAGCTTCTTGCGCTTAGGCACGAGCCAGCAGCTCAGCCGACACGTGCATCGGGCGACGGACCGGGCTGAAGCGCATCATGACGGAGTCCGCGAGGTTGGGAGACTTCATGCCGTCAGGAGCCTTGTCGATGACGATCTTGCCGGCCAGGTTCGGCGACCACGTGGGCTGCGACAGCTCAGAAACCAAGCGGTTGCGCAGCGGCAGCTTGGACGGGATCGAGATGAGCTCATCAGTGGAATACGTCGCCTCGCCTTGGAGCATGCGGTAGGTCTTCTGGAACCTGGTGCGAAGCGACCACCACGCCTGGGCCTTGGCGTTGGCGAAGTAGTCCTCGTTCTTCCGGCCCTTGACGTCCTGCGCCTCCGGCCTGAACACGGCGGCCGAGCCCCTGAACGGGGTCACCTCAATCTTCGTATGGACTGCACGGCGCTCATTCATGAGCCGAGCGTCGCCTCGCACACCGGCCCCGAGGCCGTCCGAGTCGTACAGAAAGGACTGGCAGCCCAGCTCGTCGCACAGGGTGAAGGCGCGCTGGACCGTGTAGGCGATGTCGCTGTCCTTGCCGGACCACTCGCTCAGGTGCTCGATGACGACCCCATGGGCGAAGCAGAAGGCGTTTTTGTCCCCTCCCTCATCCGCCACGTCCAAGGCTCCAAGCCTCGAGCCGGCAGGCCTGAAGTCCAGGCGCAGGTGGGCGTCCACCGCCGCCGAGACCCACAGGCTGGGGATCATGACGCCTTCGACCGAGGCGGCGTAGTCGAGGTCGATCTCCTGGGCCACGACGACCGGGTTGTCGATGTCCCGGACCTGCTTG